TATTTCATATAACTCATTTATCTTTGCTATAAACAGAAACTATGAAAATACTTAACAATGTTATTAAGACCGCTGCAGACATTTACGGGGTTAACCCATTAGACAACTGCCGCAAAAGGCCGGTAGTATATGCCCGCAACGCGATTTGTGCAGTTAGTCGGGAGTGCTACGGGATGAATTTAAAGAGCATCGGCAAAATAATAAACCGCGACCATTCGAATGTGATTTACTCTTTAAAGCAGCACGATATTTTAATGCAGTACGATAAGGAATATAAAGCGCAATTTGAGACTTTTTATTCACTTACCCACAACCTACCACTTGATAAGGTAAAGGCAAAGCTACTAAAGAAATTACGCCAACTTAATAAAGACCAGCTTGCAGAAGTTTTGAATTTTGTTAATAACCTTAAAGAATAATTTGTTACTTTTGTAGTATTTTTATCGTATAATGGATTTAAAAGAGTTATCTCTTAACGATAGCCATTGGCGTAAAGTTGCCTATAACATAAGCGGGTGCAAAGACACTGCCAATGATATAGTCCAAGAGATGTACCTGAAATTGCATAACGTAAATAAAGAAGTAAATCCGGCCTATATTACCCTTACAATGCGGTCTATATTTATTGATATGAATAAATCTACAAGCACAAAAAATAGATTTATTCCAGTTGATGATATTGACCAGTATGATAGCGAGGACAACGCGCCTGATTATGAAAAGGCCAAAGAAATAAATTGCGATTATGAAATAGTAAAATCGGTATTTAACCAGTTGCCATTTCATCACAAGGTAATAATAGAACAAAGTTATATTGATGGCGTTCGTAAATTTAGTAGAGAAAGTAAAATCTATGTTGACTACATTACACGATGCCGTAAACAATTTAAATTAAAAACGTGGCAAGAACTCGAAAAAAAAAGAACATCAAAGGAGTTGGAGACGCTATTGCAGCAGTCACTTCAGCAGTTGGCATTGAGCCGTGCGAAAATTGCAAAAACCGAAAGGATTTTCTTAATGTGATTTGGCCGTTTAACAAGCCGAAGCCGTTAACGAATGAGCAAATAGAGTTATTGCAGGGAGAAGTAACCGATGAGCAGTACATTGAATTGTACAATGAATTGTTTAATCGCGATATTAAAACCGACTGCAGAAGTAATGTGTTAATCGCAATTAAAAGAAAAGTAAATAGACACTATGCCTATACCACAGCCAAGTAAAAATGAACGCAAAGACGCCTTTATTGAAAGGTGTATGTCTGATGAAGTAATGGGGAAAGATTACCCTATTAACCAGCAACGCTTTGCGGTATGCTCGGCACAACTAAAGAATGCAAACAAGCTAAAACCGTATAAATCTGTAAAACTACAAAGCTATTCAGATTACCCAAAAGCAGCTTCTGAAAATGCAAAGATAGCTTTAAGATATGCAGAACAGAATGGCTGGGGAACTTGTGGGACTTCGGCTGGAAAAATAAGAGCCAACCAACTCTCAAAGGGTGCTGCCATAAGTGCGGACACAATCTCAAAAATGGCATCATTTGAACGGCATAGGCAAAATAGTCAAAAAGAGTTAGGCGATGGATGCGGGCGGCTTATGTGGCTCGCTTGGGGTGGCGATGAAGGCATCGAGTGGGCGAAAAGGAAGTTAGAACAAATCAAAAATGAATAATCATTTTTTTTCAGATGGAAGAAAAATCACATAATAGAGGTGGCGCACGCGAGGGCGCAGGGCGTAAACCAAAAGCGGATGAAATTAAACTAATTGAGTCAATGGATGCTATTGCAGCACCCGAGAGCGTTTGGCTTGCATTGTATGGTAAAGTCCAAGATGGCGATACACAAGCCATTAAAACGTGGTTGCAATATCGCTTCGGAATGCCTAAACAAACTATTGACCAAAATAACAACCATAATATTAACACTTTCGACTTAAAAGACATCCTAAACTTTAAGAATGATTAACTTTACAAATAGCCATATTGAATATGATACCTTTGAATTTCAACTATTTGAAGATGGCGATTTGTGTATAATGTTAGAAAGTGAGAATGGAGATAGCGGCCATATATTGGTTGATATTGAAGGTGTTGCAAAGATTAAGCAGTTTCTGATTGATAACTTTAAGCCCTAAATATAAACCGATATTTGGCAACGATACCCGTTTCTTTTTGCTAACTGGCGGGCGTGGCTCAAGTAAATCATTTGCCGTTGGTACATTTGCAAGTTTACTATCTTTTGAGCAAGGTCATAAGATACTATTTACAAGGCAAACAATGACCAGCGCGGAGCTTTCGATAATACCTGAATTTCAAGAGAAGTTGGATTTAATGCAAGTGGGCAGTAATTTTGAAATCAGAAAAAAAGAAATCGTAAACCTTGCAACCGGAACTGAAATAATATTTAGAGGTATAAAGACTTCATCAGGTGACCAAACCGCAAACCTTAAATCGTTGCAAGGCGTAACCACTTGGATATTGGATGAAGCCGAAGAGTTAACTGATGAAAACACCTTTGATAAAATAAACTTTTCAATAAGGCAAAAGGGCAAACAAAACCGCGTTATTTTAATCTTAAACCCATCGACAAAAGAGCATTGGATTTATAGACGCTTTTTTGAAGAGGCGGGAGTGCAACCCGGCTTTAATGGTGTGAAAGGTAATACAACCTACATCCATACTTCCTACCTTGATAATATCGATAATTTAGATAAGTCATTTATTGATGAAGCCGAAAGTATTAAGGTACACAACCCTGCAAAGTATAACCACGTATTAATGGGCGGCTGGCTCGATAAGGCAGAGGGCGTAATATTTACAAATTGGCGAATTGGCGATTATGTTAATACTGGCTATGAATACTACGGTCAAGATTATGGATTTAGCATCGACCCGACAACGCTTGTTAAATGCTCAATAGACAAACAAAGCAAAACGATTTACGTTCAAGAGTATCTATATAAAGCAAAATTAACAACGTCTGAAATAGCAGCCGAGAATAAACGGTATGCGGGCAACGCTTTGATTATTGCGGATAGTGCAGAGCCGCGATTAATTGCCGAACTTAAAGCGCAAGGGTGCAATATAAAGGGAATTGAAAAGCCGAAAATTATTGACCGATTGGCATTGATGCAAGACTGGGCGATTGTGGTTGCGCCTGATAGCATCAATATTATTAAGGAATTAAATAACTACGCTTGGCACGATAAGAAAAGCCAAACCGCAATAGATGCGTTTAACCATACACTTGACCCTATTGGCTATGTGCTTTGGGATGTGGTTGGCAAGCCAAATAAGGGAAAGTACGTTTTGGCTTAATTTCGTTATATAGGTATGAAAATATCTATTCCGACTTCATTAAACGAAATTACTTTAAATCAGTATTTGCATTTTAGAAAGTTAGCTAAAGATTATGCAGAGCACGAGGATTTTCTAACGCTTTCACTTGTAACGATTTTTTGTAATTTAAGTATCGAAGATGCAAAGGCGTTAGAGGTTAACGATTTCGCCGAAATTGTAGAAACGCTAAAAAACACCCTAACACAAAAGCCACAATTTACAGAAAGGTTTAAACTCGATGGCGTAGAGTATGGCTTTATTCCAAATCTTGATAAAATCAGCGCAGGGGAATATATCGACCTTGACACCTACCTTTCGGACGAGGGTACATATTACGATGCTATGGCGGTTTGTTATAGACCGATAACAGAAAGTTTTGGCAAAATGTACCAAATCGAGAAGTACGAGGGTGCGGATAAATATCGGCAATCGCTTGTAAATATGCCAGCAGGTATTGCATTGGGGGCGGTGCTTTTTTTTTGGACTTTAAGCAAAGAGTTGCTCTCCGCTACTCAAACCTTTTTACAAACCAGTCCACAAGCCGAGACACTTTCGCAGGGATTAACTTCTCACAAAAATGGGGATGGTATGCAAGCATTGATGCAGTCGCTTCAGGCCGCAGAATTACTTTTGAGCGAGCAGTTGAACTCGACATCCATAGCTTCTTAACGGATTTGGAATATCGAATTGACAAAGCGAATGAGGAAGCCAAACAAATAAACAAAGCAAATGAACAGCTACTACCAACTTATTAACTTTTTAAAAGACCAACTTATAAATGACCCTGATGTGAATACCGTTATTCA